CATACAAAATTTTATATTTTTTTCAACTCTATATAATATATCCATACCATATCAATTACTCGCTTCAACACAGTATTCAAACCAGTAGTAACCAGTAGCTGAATATAGCTTCTAGTATCTACTCCGTATATAAGCAATTTACGTTTTGATACGTATCACAAGGTTGCAATTAAGTTGCAAGTAAGTTGCAAGTTCTCTAAGTAACTTGCCAAGTTAGCAATATGAAATTTGTCAAAAAAACGTTCCATTTAGACGCGATTCAATGATGGGCGCATAAGTTACCGGCCACGCCAGAATATTACAGCGAAGGCCATTGCACGCACGCGCTCACAAGGATGGTGACATGGCGGGCCTGCTGCCCGCGATGCCGGAACAGATATATTCTCGAAAGACAGATAAATACAACTAATATTGTGAATTATCAGAAAGAACATGCTATAATTTACACATGGAAGCAAAGGAATGGGAAACAATCTATAAAGCGGAGCTGGATTATGTGCGAGACAATCCGGAGTATTTTGTCCGGACGTATGGTCACATTGAAAACAAAGACAGTGACGAAGTAATTGTTCCGTTCAAATTGTGGAAGGCGCAGGCGCAGGCATTGCAGGATTTCCGGAGCTATCGCCGGTGCATCGTGCTGAAAGCAAGACAGCTCGGTATTTCGTGGCTGGTGCTTCATTACGCGGCATGGAAGATGCTTCAGCCAGGGAAGACGATCATCGGCATGTCGCAGGCAGAGGATCAGGCCAAAGAGCTGATACGGCGTATGGCCTTCGTTATTCTGAAGTATATGCCGTCGCTTCTCCAGCAGAAAGGAAACCTGGAACCCGGCTGGAAAGGAATCTGGTACGAGCAGACAGCATTGACCGTAACAATTCATTTTCCCGGCAATTATCCGGACTCAAAGATGGCGTGTTTCGCTTCTTCGGAGAACGCGCCGCGATCCTTCACAGCGGATCTTCTGATATTTGACGAGTGGGCTTTCCAGCAATTTGACCGTCAGATCTGGGCGGCTGCATATCCCACAATCAATAGAGCACACTCCGGACAGGTTATCGGAGTATCAACCATTAAGCGCGGTTCTCTGTTTGAGGAGCTTTGGACGAACCCTGCGAACTCTTTCCGGAAGATTTTCATTCCCTGGTATGCGGATCCCTCCCGAGACCAGCACTGGTACGAGGAAACGAAAGCAAACCTTTCTGATCCTGCACTTATGACGGCAGAATATCCCGCGTCGGAAGAAGAAGCACTGACGGTACCTGGCGGAGCGTTCTTTCCAGAGGTTACGGACGAATCAATTCTTAGTGATGAGCCGCTTCACGGCAGTCTCAACACTTATGTATCGTTCGATTATGGCCTTGATATGCTGGCGGCGTACTGGATACAGCGCGATGCATACGGGAACGCGCAGATTGTGCAGGAATATTGCAAGCCAAACCTGACGATCGGCGCGGCTGCACAGACGATACTTGACCTTAGTCGGGATTATGATGTCAGACAGTTCCTTGCGCCTCCGGATCTTTGGAACAGAGGGCAGGAATCCGGAAAATCGAGAGCAATTATCTTTCAGGAAAACGGGCTGAATCTGACAAAGGTCAATAATGATATCGCGGCAGGATGTTCTGCAATAAAGGAATACCTGAAGCATCCGGAAGGCGGAAAAGGCAAGCTGACGATCTATAAAAATTGCGCTCCGGAGCTTCTCCGGTGTTTAAAGAAGATACAGCGAGACGACAAAAAGCCGAACATTTACGCGAATAAGCCGCACAATCTGACGCATTCCGTTGACGGCCTTCGTTACTGGTGTGTTTACTGGACGCTTCCCGCAGAATCTGAGACAAACGCGAAACACATTCATTGGCGTCCGGACATGTGGGAAGACTACGACAACGCAAACGCAGAAGAACAAGCAATGCTCATAGAGCGATGGGGCGAACCGGATTAATATGCCGAATGGATTTTGGAGAAAAATTAAGAATATGGCAGGAAGAACGGTAAGAAGCATAGCTGAACCGGAACCGGCAAAACTGAAAGAGTGGAAGCAGCGCATGGAAGACGCGCGGACCCTTTTCGGGGATGAGCGCGCAAAAATGCGTCTTTTTACGGATTATTACAACGGCACCAGGGATGTGCAGGACAACCCGAATACGGGAGAGCCGGCATCAAAGAGATCAACTAATGACCGCAACATTGTTTATGAGCTGATTGGGTCACAGGTTGACCCCAGCATTCCAATGCCAAAGGTGCGCGCAATTCATCCGGAAGATGACGAACTGGCCCACAAGATTGAATATCTGCTTGAAAACAAGATCATGTCATGCAATCTTGCCACGATTAATGACTTAGTAGAGCGAAATGTCCCGACGGTAGGTGGCGATTATCTGTATGTGCAGTGGGATCAGAACAAAGGAACGCACTCACAGATAGGAGACATTAAGGTTTAGGAGATCCATCCGAAGAAGATGATACCGC